GCAGGGGCCGCCGACATTGTTCGGCCCGGACATCCTGGTGAAGCGCAGGTATTTCTTGGCCGATCGAAGGACGGTGTCCCTCACGAGCTTTTCCGCCCTTTCAACTCCCTCCAGGCTTCCCGAGCATGATCAGCCATCTTGGACTTGGTACGAGGACGCTCTTCCTCCTCCTTGAAGAAGTTCTTCAGGTCGGAGTACTCCTGGAAGATGAGGGGCGTCAAGACTGGATTCCCGTCCTCGTCTACGACCACATTGCCCTCCAGGTTGCGCTGCTTGGTCATCAGACATCCGAAGTCAGTGGCCGGATTCCCGTTGATGGCGAAGCCGGTGATGTTCATCTCCCGGGCGACCGTGATGGCCAGAGCCAGCTCGTTCACCTCGGGGTCTGGCGTCGTCTTCTTCATGATCTCGATTGCGGTGGTGCACGACTGGCCGTAGGCATCCGCATAGGAGATGTTGGAGGCAGACTTGCCACCGCGATCTTCGCTGTCACGGTTTGCCTGGTTGGTCCCCATGATGGGGAGGTTTTCGTCCAGGGCCAGATCTCGGATGTCCTGCGCGATGGCTGTCTGGTCATTCCACTTGGGAGATCGCCGGCCCTCATGCCGCATGAGGTACAAGCCGTCCACGTACAGCGCGTCTGGTCTGTGGTCCCGAATCTTCTGCCGCAGCCCGGAGACACCCCCACCATGCGGGTCAGCTCGGTCACTGGTGATGATCAGAGACTTGTCTCTGCCCATCTCGATTCGGCAGGTGTTCTCGTCTATCTTCATCGTGTCGAGATAGCGGGCGAATCGATCGTACATCGTCCCGCCTTCCGGGACAGGAATCTGATCGAGTGTCTTGCGCTTGAAGGCTCGGTAAGGAGCCTCAATGAGCAGACAGATGCAGCGGTCTGCGATCTCCTCCGGCTTCATCTCTCTTGTGCAGATGAGAACCCGCCGGTTGGCAAAGTCGTAGGCGTGGCAGGCACAGACCAGGAGGATCCAGGTCTTCATGGACTTGGGCCGGCCATAGAGGAGCACAAATTCACCGTTGTTGAACCCCGTGCTTTCCAGGTTGAAATGGTCCCAAGGGTAGGGGATGCCGGTGAGTCCTCCTGCTGCTGCGCTGTCGTAGCGTTCCTTGATGTTCTTGGCAATGTCAGCTACGATCTGATCTTCGCTAATCCGCCGTTTCGCCGATAGCTCCAGGTACTTCTCCCCCACCTCGTCCAGCGTGGTGTCCGGGTTATCGGAGCTGGCCAGAGATTCCACGATCCTGTCCGCCATGAGCTGGAGCTCTGAACGGAGATAGGTTTGGAGGAACTCCTCCACCAGCGCCTTCAGCGTCGTCTTCTTGGGCGGCTTGGGGAGCGTGACCGTGGGGAAGTTCTTCTCGATGTATTCGCGGGAGGGGACAAGACCAGCGGTCTTGGGCATCTTGTAGTACCGCGTGATACGCCGGTAGATCAGTTGACCGTCTTCGGTCTGGAAGTGGTTGAGCGTGATGTTGGCATCCGTGAGAGGTCGAATGTCCTGCTCTTCCAGAACCTTTGAGAGTAGAACAAGTTCGTCGTTGGCCATGGACCCTCCTAGGTAAGCTCGATCCAGACGATGTGACCCTTGTTGACAATGCGCTTGTGTAGCATTGCAGAACTGGTGGCGATCTCCAGGCAAATGTTGTAGCGATCAGACCAGAGAAGCTTCCCTCCGACGAACCCATCCACCGAGGTCCTTACCTTCACTTGCTTCCCGATCCATTCTCGAATCTCGGCATTCCAGTTGTCGTGGATGTTGAGCACGTCCTTCAGCGCCCGGAGTTCTTTCTCCAGACGAGTGATCTTGTCCCGCAGGCTCTGCTCTTGCTTGGCCAGCGTTTCCAGCGTCGGTTTTGACGGCATTGATTCCTCCTGAGATGGTGGGAGGAGAGATCCGTACCCCTCCAAACAGCGTCCGTCAAGAGGGGTAAATCCCTCCTCCCACCGGCTGGAAACTAGGCCAGGACTTTCTGGAGGATGCGCCCACCCAGCGCCTCGAACTCGTACCGCTGGTCCATGTCCTCGTGGTACTCCTGCGCCGCGCGGGTGACGGCCTGGACCGCACCGTAGAGGTTTCGGAGAGGCTCCTCTTCCAGTGCCTTGATCGCCGCCTCGCGGAAGTACTTGGGGGCATCGAGCCTCTTCAGCTCGGTCTCGAGAAACTCGGCCGGATTCTCGATGGAGTGGCCCTGCGCCTTGAGCATCTTCTGCCTGGTGTCCTCCCAGCGGAGGGGGGCGTTGGTGAGGGCCTTGTCGAGCTGCTTGTCGATCTCGTCATCCGTGATGCCGCGGTGCTGCCGGTAGAGAAGGCGGGAGTCGCCCACCGTGATCATCAGCCCGTTGAGACAGACCAGCCGGAAGCAGAACTCATCGATGGTGATGGCGGTGAAGCCAACCTCGGAGTTCCTCATGTGGTAGCCCGGGTAGACCGTGTCATCGGTCGGCAGCTTCTTCTCCATCGCCGCCACCTTGTACCAGTGCGCCACAGCCGGGTCGGGGTGGTTCATGTCGATGGCCCCCAGGCTGATGGGCGGGCCCACGATCGTGTAGTGGTTGCAGTGATCGTTGCCCCAGGAGCTCTTCTTGGAGAGGTGATTCGGCATGAACCTCATCTCCTCCAGCCGGCTCCCGAACCGCTTGTCCATCCGGTCGAAGACACGCTCGTCATCGATGGGGTGGTAGGTGGGACTGAGGATGGCCCTCATGTAGCCATCGCACCCATCGACACCGGGGGCGCCGGGCTTGAACCTCTTGGTGCGGAGCTTCCGGGAGTCTCCGGTCCGGGAGAAGCGCCTGTGGATCTCCTCCTGCACGATCTCGGCCGTCACGAGCTTGGAGTCGAACCACTTCCCCCACTGGATGCCCAGGACCTGGCCGAGCTGCTTCTTGGCCCAGTCCGTCATGCGGAACGTCCCCTGCTGGGGGATCTCGATGTCGAAGAAGAGCCTGGGCTTGGGGTCATTGATGACCTGCTCGACGTGCGGGACGATCCGCAGCTTGGCCATCTCGATCTCGACATCCGGGTTCTTGAGGTCGTCTTCCGCTGCCACGACAGCACGGACATCCTCAAATTTGGCTAGCGTCTTCAGAGTCTCCAGACGAATCCCGTTCATTCAAACCCTCCTGTCCGGCAGTCTTGAAATGCCGGGGTAGAAGATCTTGCTCCATGGACTCCAGTAGTTCATCCAGGAGCCTCTTCGTGTTCTCGGACCAGTCCACGCCCCGCTGAGTCACGGGTGTCGTGGTGCACTTTCCGTGGGTGTTGAGAACCTTCCGTCCGTCACCCAGGTCTTGCTCTTCGACCTTCACGTAGGAGGCCACCATGACCGGCCGGTATCCGGGCGCTGGCTGGGTAGTGATGGTGACCTCCAGGATGTGAAGTCCGTTGATGCGGCAGTCGGCTTTGGTGATGATCATCTTCGCCCCGGCAGGCCCCGGCGGACCTTCTCACTTCGGCGAACCGGCTCCTCGACCTCTCGATGGCGGGGAGGACTGGGAGGTCGATCGCCCAGTCCCTCTGACACCTGACGGGCAAATCGATCCATGTGCATGCCCATCTTCTCGCCGCCCTCGATTGCCAGTCCCTCTGCCAGCTCTCCCGCAGCTTCGGCCGCGATTGAGATAGCACTCTCACTCTGCTCGCAGGAGATCATCACGGACACGGTGGACTCGACCGTCAGCCCGGCCTCCCGAGTGCTGAACCAGTTCTTGAAGCCACGGGTCGCGGTGACCCGAGCGTTTCCTTCTGGGACATCGACTATGCGCGATCCCGCCATCTCATATCTCCTTGTCTCCCGATCGTCTGTACGATTCCAGACGCGGGCGGTTCCTGAGTAGGTGGCGCGTGTCATTCGTTCACCGGGATGGCCGGAAGGATGTACTCCTTCGGTGTCCCAGGCATACTCGCCGGCGCCATCTCCTCTTGTCGGTAAGATTCTCGTACGATCTCGTTGTTGATCTCTCCCTGTCGGGCAAGCTGCTCGAGCCGGGTCTGGTTGACCTCGTAGGTGATCTTCTCCGTGAGGATGAGATCTGCCTGCTCGGCGGGGAGAGCATTGGCCAAGAAGTCAGTGTCGTACCACCGCTTGTACCGCTTCTGTGCGCCCAGCCCCTGGATGACGAGCTTCTCCTTGTCGGAGCTTCGCAGCTCGCCTTTGATCGCCCGCATCGCTGCGTCCAGGGCTTGGTTTCGTAGATCGACTCGGCGCTCGAACTCCTGCATGAGATCGTGGATGTCTGGGTCGGTGAGGAACTCTCGTAGCTGAGCCTCAGCGTCGTGAAACTGCTCCACGGCGCGTTCGGCGAGACTTCGATTCGCCGCCTTCGTCATCAGGTTCGTTCTCCCTTTGTGGTTGTGGGATGCCGTAGTAGACCTCCCGAAGATGATCGATAACACTACAAACCTTCGCCCAGTCGGTCGAGGTTCTCCCCCATGGTCCTTCGTGTCGGTTGTCGTGCGTCCGATAGAGGAACGCGGTGTGATACATCGGCAGCACGGCGTATCTCACATCCGTGTGTCGGCCGGGAAGATGGAATGTGTGCATCCGGCCTCGGATTGAGGCGATGGTAGGTGCTTTCCCGAACAAGGCTTGGAAAGGCACCTTCCCGATGGTGACGATGAGAAGTGGATCGACAAGGTAGATGGTCTCCAGAAGTCGGGGACGACATGCCTCCCGCTCAATCTTAGAGGGTGGACGGTTCTCGATGCGAGGCTCTCCAGTCCTCTCGTCTTTGCCTTCGACCGTGGGTCGGCAACAAACGACATTGGTGACGTAGAGGTCTCGATCTCGGTCAATCTGCATGCTCTCGAGGTAGCCATTGAGGATGCTTCCCGCCTCCCCCTGAAAGGGCAGACCGGTCTCGTCCTCGTGTTCCCCGGGGGCTTCCCCAAGGACCAGGATGTGCGCCCCTGGGTTTCCCTCTCCGAACACTAGCTTGTTGCGGGTCTTGGAGAGCTTGCATCGAGTGCAGTCTGCCCACTCCCTCTGGAGCTGGAGGAGCTTGGGAGCTAGCACGCTCATCGGATTTTCATCCTCAGCCCGTCCTTCGTGATTTGGGACTCGCCCGCGATTGCCAGCCCTGCTGCTTTGGCCCTGTCAATCATGTCCTGCTGCATCTTCTGCTCGAGCGCGACCTGGAAGATCTTCAGCATTTCCTCATTCTGATCGAGCCAGTACCAGGCGATGGGTCGAACACGAAGCGTGATCGGCTTCTTGGAGAAGTTGAGATGGGCGAAGAAGTCGGTCTGGCCGAAGCCTTCTTGGGCTGGGACTATGATGGACCTGGCCATCAGACATTCTGTCAGGAGGATGCTGTTGGCCTGGACGACCTGATCTTCCGTCAGATCAGTCTTCCCGATGTACCAGGTCTGTGGCGTTCCGTCAGAGACGGCAATCCATCGTTCTTCTCTCATTGCGAGTCTCCTTTGAGTAGGGCTTTAGGACGGTGTATTCCATCGGCCCTCCCTGATCCTTCGGCCAGTTCTGGAACTGGCGTTTCAGGGTCGTGCACATTCGATGGAATTTGGGGACGTAGATGTGATCGATGATCACGACCACGGGAGTACGCTTTCCTTCTCTCCGGCGTTGGATCCGTCCGATGCCCTGTTGGAGAGTGTTGAAGCCGCCCTCTTCGATCGCGGAACTCCCGAAGGGCGTGAGGAAGAACAAGGTATCAAGGGTATCCTCATCCAGACCCTCTTTCACTAGCTGGAGTGTTCCAAAGCTAATCGGACGGGTGCGGAGAGTTTCCAGACGAGCCCCGGGCTTCTCGCTTCCAGTGCATAGACCCGAGTTCTCGAACATGCGGTTGAGATGTCGAAGTTGATCGACACTGTGACTGAGCGCCAGCACTTTCCGACCAGTCTCTAGGGGCTGTCGTAGCTTGCTGGCGATGAACTCGTTGCACTCGGAGTGAGTCCCGAGGTAGTTTCGCAGACGGGGGATACTGAGCTTCCCGTTCTTATCCGTCACTTCAGCTCGAATCACTGGATCGTTCATGTTGACCCTGATAGGGCACTCCAAGAAGTAGATCCGTGGCTTCAAGTCTTGCGTGAGGTCTCGGTAGTAGACTCGGCCGATGTGGTACTGGTACATCGCTTCGAGTCCATCTTCTCTGCTGGTCGTTGCTGTGAGTCCGTGTCTCTCCCCGTAGAACAAAGGAGCAGTGGGGAGAAAGAGCGGGGCCGACAAGTGATGGACTTCGTCGTAGATGATGAGGCCGAAGTATCGGTCGAAGCTGAGTGGAAGTTCAGCGTGTCGGAGACCGAGAGAGTGGATCATACAGAGGCAGATGCCTCGACCTTCCCAGTCCCATTCCTCCGGCGGTCCTTGAACCAAGCCCACTCCACCAGGGACATCTAGGAAGAGAGCGATCTGGTCGCGCCACTGGTTGATGAGCGTGGTGTTGTTGACGATCACCAGCGTTGGGACCTTCCGCTGGGAGATGAGATGCAGCGCCATGACGGTCTTGCCTTTGCCACAAGCAAGGTTGAGCAGACCTCCTTGCGACCGCAACATGGCTCCCGCAGCGTCACGCTGTACGTGATCATCTGGCTTCTTGGCATCCAGGACGATGCGACTTTGGAACTCTACTCTGGCTGGCGAAGGCGGCCGGGTGGAAATGACGGGAAAGGGAAGCGTCCCCAGCTCATCGGGTGGGATGAAAGCGCGGGGCACTACCAGGTGAGTCCCCACATCCTCCCAGAGCTGCAAGTAACTGATGCCCTCCGCGCCAAGGACTGGAAACTCCAGCCCGGCCTTCACTGCCTTCGTGTTGATCTCTTGCTTCGGCAGCCAGAGTTGCCTTCCGTAGTAGCCGCAATCGGGGTCTCTGCGGACGAAAAGCAAATCTACCTCCTTTCGGGCATGTAGGAGATGGGGGGCCCTTACCATCTGACGGAGAGCCCCTATTATACATACGGCGTGCGTCCTGTCAACGGATGCGGTAGTTGACCCAGAACTGCCACATCTCATGGAACATTCCGCGCAACATGCCCCCCACCGCATCCTTGGCGAACCGTTCGATTGGCCGTTCGTGCTCGCCTACGATGCCTGCGTTGTGTGCCCCAGCATCGTCTGGCGTCCGACGGCGATAGGTTCCGTAATCTCGACCGGATGTGACTGGGACCGAACGAACTGTACCGGATCGATCTATCTCGGCCCGGCAAGAATGTCGGTAACGACATTCGCTGCATTCGACATCGTTGGGTTCGTAGCTTTTCGCGTTTCCCCAACAAGTGGGTCGCTGACTGGGGTTGGCACCGATATGATCGGCATAGCTCATGATTTCTCCTGTTTGCGAGTTTGGGAGTCCTAGACGAGGTTCTTATACCTGCGCTTCAAAAAGAATTGCGTGAGTGGTGCTCCTCAAGACTCCTTGACCCGTGCTAAAGTAGGGACGTAGTATCACTGAGATCACAAGGAAGAGCCCCATGCACACCGGATCAATCGTCGATTTCTACGATGACCCCAACGGCTTCGTCCTCCAGCAGCGCCTTCCCGAGGGCCTGCCGGACTTCATCAAGACCGCCGAGCACCTCGATGAGAACCGGAGAGCCAAACTCCCGGACGACGTGTTCGCCCTGGTGATGGTGGACGGGGGAGAAGCGATCCGGAAGTACGCCTGTGTGGACAAGGGCAACACCGCCCTCTCAGTGATCTACTTCCTCGAGAACCACGATCGCCTGCCGGAGGAAGCCCAGAAGGTCGCAGCCGCAAATCTCTTGACCGCCTGCGGTTGGTACGACATCGAACCCCCGACCCAGCTTCAGAAGCTCGCCCTCGAGTGGGGGAGTCCGGCGCATCAGCAAGGCATTCAGCAAGTCCAGAACTTCGGTCGAGACATCGCGGGTGGTTGGCAGGCGGCTGGAAAAGCCGGTCTGTCAGGACTGGGGGAACGAGGGTCTTTGATCGCCCAGCAGTTCGGGAAAGGACCCGCCTCCATCGGCCGTCGAATTGGACTGGGTGCGCGGGCGGTGGCCAAGCCTCTTGCTATCGCTGGAGGGGCGGGATTGGCACTCGCTGGAGCAAGAAGGCTTCTCCGAGGTCCCCAGCAACAGCAGCCCCAGCCAATGACGCGGACAGCAGCAGTGGAGAAGACGGCCGGTGTTCTCGGATTCCTGGGGAAGAAGGCGATCAAGAGTCCCCTTTCTGTTGGGCTGCCTCTCGTCACAGCTCCCGGACAGGTTTCTGGGAAGGTCCACCAAGGGATGGAGAGGCATCAGGAGATGCTGGGGGAGCCCAAGACGGGAGAGCTCTCTGGTTCGCGACTCATGCCCAGCCAGAGTGATCGGCCGGAAGATGAGGAGAAGGTTGCGGGATTCGGAGGTGGATGGGAGCACGTGGGGCAGATGCTCAAGGAAGATACTCCCACGCTCAGAGAGCATTTCGGGGCTCTAAAGCAAATACCTGGTCTATTTGGGGAGGGTGCCAAACGGTTCAGCAATGTTCGGTACGGTCTGCCCGGTTCTCACCCCCTGGAGGGGGTAAGTTCTCGGATCGGGGCGGCGGCAAGACTTGCAGCTAAACCGGCGGCTGTCGTGGCTGGAGGACTGGGCGCAGGGTACGGGGCCTACCGTCTGGGCAAACATCTGCTACATCGGCACCCGGAAGAGCAAGTGCACACCGCCGAGGCTCTCCGTCCCTACGTGGACGTGACGGGGAAGGAGCCCCCGCTCAGGATCGAGAAGGTCGCCTCGAAGGAGTTCATCAAGATCGCCGGGGCGACCTACTCACTCGATTCCTATAGCGAGGTGGAGGAAGCCAAGCGGTGGTTCAACGACTACTCCGAGAGTCTTCACCCAGCCGACCGAAGAGAGTTCTGTGTCAAGCTGGCAGCTCGGGCAGACGCTCTTGACATCGACCTTCCCGATCCAATCCTCAAGTACGCCGGAAAAGGGTACGCCTCTGATGAAGAAGTCGAGCGGGACGTGAATACCCGCCGTCAACTCTGGGGAGAATATGACCCGGAGCGGAGCATGCTCGATCGACTGATGGAGAAGAAGGCGGAGGTTTCCCCGGACGTCTTCTGCGAGGCGCTCCGTCAGTTCGATGAGATCACTGGACTGAGCTACCGCTGGGACGAGGCAGTCGTGGACCCGTGGTCCACAACCTACGGCATCACCAAGACGGCTGGGACGGACTGGACGTTCGAGTACGGCGGAGATCGAGTGGATGAGCCCATGCTCAAGCGCCTCGCTCTCTCCAGCCACAAGCAGCTTTGCAAGAAGTTCGGGAGAGAGGTTGTGGAGGAGCTCGGCAAGAAACCCAAGGAGATTTTCAGTTCCCTCCCCTTGGATTCCAAGCGTATCATCATGCGGATGGCTAACGATCCACAACCGTAAGGAGTGACACAATGTCTCACCAGAGTAAATCATTCGGGACAGCCCGTGCCTACCGCGATCACATCTTGCAGGGCCACGGGATGGGGAAAGAAATCCGCGACCTCCGCGCAGATGTGGAGGAGGGCTTTCAGAACAACGAAGCCAAGGCGGGGTTCCCAGCTCTCGATTGGCTGGATGTCACAACCGGTGCTCTCCTAGCAGCCGGCGGGGACATCAAGATTTTGGGAAGGAACCTCCTCCAGAGCCAGACTTTCGACACGCTGACCCTTGGTCTCACCACGGCTGGCGTCGTCGTCACCTGTCTCAAGCCGGGCGACAGTGGCTTCAGCATGAAGATCGTGCAGGGCGCAGGGGCTCTGTCCGCAGCCTTCGCTAGCGGTCTCCTCACGGTCACCCTGGCGGCGGCGGGCAGCACGGCCACTCAGGTGGTGGCGGCAATCAATGCTCTCCCAGCCTGCATCGGAGTGATCTTCGCAGCCGTTCTCAGTGGTGGCGGTGGCACGGTCCTGGTGGCGGCTGAGACTGCTCTGGCTGGCGGTGCGGGGTTCTACGCCGGGAACAAGATCCTGGTTTCCGGCGTGGAGGCTCTGCCGAAGCACGCCGCGAGTTCTTGGTCCAACACTGCGATCATCGTGACGGTGCCTGCTCTGACAGGCGAAACGCCAGCCCGTGCAGCAGGCGATATCGTCAACGTCGTGGTGGAGTCGGACGGCATCTTCTCCGAGGCCCTCAGCGGCGTCCTCGCATAGTCGAGTGCCGACGCATGAAGAAAAACTGCTGGTCCTTCTCGAGAAGATTGGCCAGCGGATAGATACCTCTTCGACCTTCCCGGCCGTTGAGGACGCCGATTCCAACGCAGATCATGTAGAGACCGCCGGTCAACCTGATCCGGCTGTTGAGAAGTCGCACGTTGAGTTCGCGCCTATCACCAAGCGCAATCTCTTCGTGCACCATGACACCCATCCAGTGGTCTTCGACGTTGCTCTCCTTGCCCGTTACGATCTGGACTGGTTCACCTGGGATCCGCAGACTCTCTGGCGGGAGATCAAAGACGACTTCCATGTACCCTCAATCAGTGACCACACCTGCGCCAAGATCCAGGCCATCAGGACACTCCACATCAACGAGTGGTTCTGGACGAAGTGGGAAGTCTTCTGCTGGATCACTCAAGCTCTGAACAACAACATCCCAGACTTCCTAGTGATTCAGAAACCCTCGCTCGCGCAGCTTTTCAACGCTGTCGAGATCGCGGACATGGTGCGGGGAGGAGAGACGTTCTCTCAGGAAGTCCAGGGTTGGGTGGCGTCGTGCATGGTGGACGAGGGTGTGTTCTACGCTGCCAACCCCGTTGCTTTTTGTCAGGATGAGATAGTACAACTGCTAAGAGAGCTGAAGGTAGGGGAGGAATTGGTGGGACCGGTACAGGCAAGGTATCAAACCATCATGAGACTCCCACCACAAGTATGGACGGCCTCTGGCGAGCCGATCTTGCATGAGACGGCTGTGGACATCCAGGTGGCGAAGCTCAAGCTGGCAGCAGATTACCTCGCCATGCGGTACCGACAGCTCAGTGATCAGTTGAGGTTGCTTCAATGACGCATGTCTCTCCTCGGCAGATGATCGCGTTCGTGGATGAACTGACCAAGCTGGGTGGGTATGGTGGCCTCATCGCTGGCGGGGCAGGTTTGGGTGCGCTAGCCAATGTAGCCCGACATCGTCTTTCGGGAGAGGAGCAGCGGCCGGGAAGCACTCTTGGTCAAGCGATTCGTGGGGCCTTGGTCGGCGGTGGGCTGACTGCCGGAGGGGTCCTGGCGACTCAAGGTGGTAGGGAGGCGGCCAAGAAATCAGTAGGGAACCTATTCCAACGTGAACGATACCATCTGACCGGGCAGGGTTTGGGCAAGACTCCCGAGGAACAGCTTGCGAAGGCGAAGGAGATAGGGCTCATTGGTGCGACTCCGGCTGCAGCAGACTACCTCAAGGAACCGGGGATTGTCGGTCGGACGATCAATAAGATGCGTGGGAAACTTCCCAAGACGCAGCTCTCCAAATATGATGAAATCGACCTGGCTCGGCGGACGGCCATGCACCAGGGGGACATCGAGCATTTCCAGAAGGGCTACAAGTCCATGCCGGGGGTGCTTCACGGCCTGCTGAGCAAGAATGAGGCAGGTAAGCTCAACGCCCCAGATGTCCTGAAGTCGAGTTGGCAGCGCATGGATCCTGTGGGTAAAGCCTTCACGGGCTTGGGGGCCTACGAGGCAGTCAAGGGGTTCACCCACAAGCCTCAAGAGGGAGAGCCCGGTCGGATGGAGGCGGGGTTGAGGGGTATCGGTCGGGCAACCGCGGGCATGGTCGCCCCAGGCATGGTCGCCCCAGGCATGCTCATGCATGGGATTGGAGGAACTCTAGGTGGGGCGGGGAAGGCGATGGATGTGGGAGCCTCCGTCTTCAAACGACGGGGTCACGTGGTCCCTGCGGCCGAAACCCAGCCGATGGCTGAAGCTCAACCGGTGGGATACTGATGGCTGATAGCTCTGGAATGACGGGCTCTCAAGGCGCTCTGCGCTTCTCCAGCACGCGCGGGAGAATGGGCGGCACGGGAGATTACGGTCTCCAGTACCCCAGTCCCTTCTTCGACATCGCACACACCTACATGCCCGCCACCGTGAAGATGATGTTCCGGTGGTGCCGGTACTACTTCCTTGTCAACCCGCTGATCAACGCAGTCGTCTTCAAGATGTCGGAGTACCCCATCACCGACATCATCTTCGATACTGAGCGGCCGGAGTTGAAGGCCCAGTGGAACGACTTTCTGCTCGACCACCTCCGCTACCGGTCCTTCCAGATCGAGGTTGGGCTGGACTACCACACCTACGGCAACGCTCTGGTCTCGATCTTCTACCCGTTCGTGAAGATGCTGAAGTGCCCGAACTGCGATCACACCAAGCCTGCTAGGGACTCAGAGTACCGCTTCCAAAACTACGAGTTCATTATCACCTGCTCGAAGTGCGGGCATCACGGTCCAGCCAAGGTTCACGATCACTACATCAAGGCGCCCAAGGGCATCCGTCTTCTGCGGTGGAATCCCGAGGACGTGGATGTGCGCTACATCAACGAGACCGGGGAGTACGAGTACTACTACGAGATCCCCACGATTCTGAAGAACGACATCATCATCGGGAAGAAGTCCACGGTTGAGACTGTCCCCCAGATCTTTGTGGAGGCGCTCAAGAAGAAGATGGCGGTGGTCTTTAGCCGCGACAACATCTACCACTTCAAGCGCCCGACCTTGGCCGGGAAGGACCGAGGCTGGGGAACGCCGAACATCCTGCCCGTGTTGAAGGATACCTTCTACCTCCAGATCTTGAGGAAGGCGCAGGAGGCCATCGCTCTCGAGCACATCGTGCCTCTCCGCATCCTCTTCCCGCAGTCGGGCTCAGCCACGTCCGACCCCTACACTTCCGTCAACCTCCAGGATTGGAGGGATCAGGTCTCCTCAGAGATCCGGCGATGGAGGGCAGACAACAACTACATGCCGATCATGCCACTGCCCCTGGGCAACCAGACCATCGGTGGTGATGGGCGTGCGCTCCTTCTCAGCCAGGAGATGCGGAATCAGTCCGAGCAGATTGTAATCGGCATGGGTATCCCAGTGGAGCTCGTGTTTGGGGGCATCAGCTACTCGGGCAGCAACGTCAGTCTCCGGATGCTGGAGAATACCTTCCTCGGTTACCTCCAGGACCATGTCACTCTGATGAAGTGGGTCATCAAGCGGACCAGCTCGTACCTCGGGTGGTCCCCAGTCCGGGCTCGTTTCAAGCCGTTCAAGATGGCCGACGATCTTCAGCGGAAGGCGTACCTCTTCCAGCTCAACCAGGCCAACAAGCTCTCTGATGAGAGTCTGATGGCGGACGCCGACTTCGATGCGGAGAAGGAAGACAAGATCATGGAGCGGGAGGCCACCAGGCGAGCCTCCTCCACGAAGAAGCAGCAGCTCCTCCAGGCGGAGATCCAGGGTGAGGCGGGGATGGTTCAGATGAAGTGGCAGAACAAAGCCCAGAGCCAGCAGATGAAGGAGCAGATGGCCATCCAGAACGAGATGGCTAAGGACCAGGCCGCCTTCCAGGGACAGATGCAGAGTGGTATGCAGCAGCAACAGATGGCGGCGCAGCAGGGTGGAGAGGCCCCGCCTCCAGACCCGGCGATGCAGCCGCTTCCTCGGCATCCGGAGCTACTTGAACCACCACCGGCTATCAAGTCGCCCCTCACGCTCCAGTCGGTTCAGCCGGTAGCCCCTACCGCCACAGGAGAAGACCTGGCTGGGAAGAGCAACGTCGATCTCCTGTTGTTGGGAAGGGGACTTGCCGACAAGCTCAGTGCCCTCGATCCTTCCCAGAAGCCCCAGGCGCTGGCCCAGCTCAAGGAGATGCAGCCCCAGCTCCACGATGTCGTCTTGGGGCTAATGATGAGTGGCGCCAATGGCCCTTCGCAGGCCGGAGCCGCCGCCGCGCGGCCTCTGCCGGAGCAGAGGCCAGCGCGGCGGGGTCCCGAGGCTCAGTTGCTTTAGCAACCTTTCTTCATCTGAGCCCATTCGAACTCTTGTTGCCGAGCGACAGCTTCCGCCTCCTCCCTCGTCACCTTCTCTAGCTGTGCCTCCTGCTTCTTGATGCAGGAGTAGGCCGCCACCCGGTAATCCTTGAGCCATCGGTAGTGCTCCCGGAACTTCGCCTCCTCACTTCCCATCTCTGGGTTGACGAGTCGTCCCTTCAGCTCCAGAGCTCGGAGCTTTGGGTACCAGAAGCACAGCCGGTCGCGACTGGCGTGCCGCTCTCCATCCGGGTTCACGGCCACTAGCTGCAACCCCGAGTTGGAGAATCTCGCCAGATACGTGTTGACTTCCTCGTCCAGCTCTACGTGGCAGAGCCGGTCGAGATCGTCTCGTGTGCAGATCCCTAGAGCGGGGTCCGCAACAAAGGCCGTTCCCCGCTTTGTCATCGGTTACCTCCTCACAGAGCCCAAGAGTAGTTCACCTTCCTCCGTGTCTCCCTCTCCAAAGCCCTCCGTGATGCACTCTGGGCAAAGGATTGTCTCGTTCCGGGGATCTTCAAGAGGCACGAAAATCCCCGTCTCGAAATCCTGTCGTCCCAACCTCACACGAAACGCCCATCGCACCCTTCGGAAGTCCACCCCACACAGATCGCATGAGGTTGGAGAATTGGCGCCCCACTCGGACCGTAGAAATCGATCAATGAAACAGTCCGCGTGGTAGAACTCCAGTACGGCGTGGCGCCTGAGTTTGGCGTCGTACTCACTGGAATGGTCGGCGCTGAATCGAAGGCAATGCGGGTCTTTCCGCATTGGTGTCATTTGCCCCGATTCAACAAGCACGAACTCCCGTTCATCTTCTATGCCGAACGGTTCTCCGCAAAAGGCACAGCTATGATCGGGGTTCATGACGAAGCATCCGTCTTCCATTCGGGAACCTCCTAGTGGTCCCCAGTTCTCCGTCCGTCCCTCAGCTCCCTCGCTTCGCTCACTGCGACGTAGAGCCCGGCGGCCACCTCCTCAAGGAAGGCGGCGAGGAAAGACAGGACGAAGATCTGGAAAATCACTCCTCGTCCCCGCTGTCAGATCCACCCTCATCCGAATCCCCTCCCTCAAGTTGGTCATCGACCAACTCCTGGAAGTCGGAGAGGGAATCTCCATCAATGTGATCGAACTCTTCTTGGTCCTCAGGTCCCATTCTCTTTCTCCTTTGGCTACGAGGTTAAGCAGCTCTGCCTCTTACCTTCCTTATACCCAATCCGAGATGATCGTTTCCGGAACCCTCGGAGCCATGATTTCGTTTGCCTTGCCCCGCTGCGATCTGGTAGCTTGGTCATACTAGCTACACCCGAAGAGAGTCTTGGGACTCTCGAAGACTCGGGAGATTGCTGAAGATGGCACGTCTGTCCCCGGAAGAGGGATTCCAGATCCTCAAAGATCGTGTGACCCAGACCATTGGCGGGCTGTTCCCTGTCATTGGGAAAAAGAACACTCTTGAGCTGAAGGATGTTCAGGTCAACGACAACCTCCACATCGATGACATCCGTTCCCAAAAGCAAGCGAAGACCATGGGGCGGTCATGGTCGGTTCCAGTGGAGGCCACAGTTGCGTTGAAGGATAACGAATCGGGCAAGGTCATCGACCAGAAGAAGATCAACCTCCTGAGTCTCCCCAAGACCACTCGTCGTTTCTCCCACATCGTGGATGGGCAGGAGTACCAGATCGACAACCAATGGAGGTTGAAGTCTGGTGTCTACGCGCGGGTGAAGGACAACGGAGAGCTCGAGTCCCAGTTCAACCTGGCCAAGGGAAGAGGCTTCAGCCTAGACTTCAATCCTCAGTCTCGCCAGTTCACGATGGGCTATGGCACGTCCAACATCCCACTCCGTCCGCTTCTGCATGAACTCGGCACTCCGCCGGAAGAGATCGAAGCACGCTGGGGGAAGGAGATCGCAGGCTCCAATCAGAAGAGCGGTGAGCAGGCCCTGCTGAAGTTCTTCAAAGCCTCCACGGGGAAGAAGCCGGACAACCTCGAGCAGGCCCGTCAGCATCTTCGCGAGACCCTGGATGGGACGCGCCTTCTCCCGGAGACCACGCGCCTCACGTTGGGCAAGGAGTACACCAAGGTCACCGGCCCGGTGCTTCTGGATGCAGCGACCAAGCTCCTGCACGTCTCCCAGGGTAAGGCCCAGCCGGACTCTCGTGACGCGCTCATGTTCAAGAATCTGCACTCGGTCGAGGACTTCATGTCCGAGCGGATTCAAGATCAGTCACGGAGGATCATGCAGCGAATCCAGAACAGTCTGGATCGCAAGAAGAAGGTCCGAGAGATTATCGGACCTGACGTCTTCCAGAAGCCTGTCCGGACGATGTACTACACGACGCTGGCGAACATCCCAGACCAGACCAACCCTCTGGAGATGCTCTCCGCCCAGATGAAGACGACCATCATGGGGGAGGGTGGCATCAAGAGTGGACACGGAATCTCGGAAGAGGCCAAGTTGATTGACCCATCGCACCTTGGCTTCCTTGATCCCATCCATACACCCGAGGGCCAAGCCACGGGTGTGACGCTACGCCTTCCGATGGGGGTGAAGAAGCGAGGCCACGACGTCGTAGTCAAGATGCGCAACCTCAAGACGGGTAAAATGGAGGACGTCAATCCTGAGAAAGCGATGGCGTCCAGTTTCGTTCTCCCCGACCAGGTTCAGTGGAAGAATGGCAAGCCGACAGCTACTGGGAAGGTGAAGATCAGCGCGCCGGGGAACGAGATAGTGGAGGGGAACTTGAAAGACGCGCAGTACGTGATGCGTGATCCTCTCCAGATGTTTTCCATTGCCTCGAACCTCATCCCTTTCATGGCTGCCGACCACCCGAATCGGAGCACGATGGCCGGCCGGCACATGGAGCAGGCCATCCCCCTAGCCGACCGGCAGGCCCCACTGGTTCAGAGTGGGGCAGCCAAGAATACGTTTGATGAGATCGTGGGCAACTTCGCTGGTCACGCCTCCAGAATCTCCGGCGAGGTCGTGAGGGTAGGAAAGGACCACATCGTCGTCAAGGATGCTCAAGGTAAGAGGATCGAGCATCAAATCTACGATCACTTCCCGCTGAATGCTGACAAGTCCTTCCTGCACTCCGAGCCCATCGTGAAGGTCGGAGATAAGGTGAAGAGGGGTCAGCCGATCGCCGACACCAACTTCACCAGGAACGGGACCCTAGCTTTGGGGACCAATCTCCGGGTGGGCTACATGCCCTACAAGGGCTACAACTTCGATGATGGAGTCGTCATCAGCGAGACCGCGGCTCAGCGTCTTGCCAGCGAGCATCTTCACCGGAAGAGCATCGCCATCGATCCGAACCTCACCCTGAGCAAGGAGAAGTTCCAGGCGTACGTCCCCAATGCCCTGACTCGAGAGCAGGCCGCCAAGCTAGACGCCGATGGTCTGATCAAGCCAGGTGTTCAAGTGATGCCCGGTGACACGCTCATCGCCGCTCTGCGAAAGAAGACAGAGCAGGTTGAGGACAAGGACCTTGCCCGAATGCACCGTTCCCTAATCAGGCCGTTCAAAGATGACAGTGTAAAATGGGAGGCAGATCGGCCTGGGGTGGTGACCGAAGTCATCAAGCGTGGTCGGCAGGCGGTGGTTCACGTTCGGACTCTGGAGCCTATGGAGCTGGGGGACAAGCTGGCCGGGAGGCATGGGAACAAGGGCATTGTTACGAAAGTCATCCCAGATCACGAGATGCCTCACACGAAGGACGGGAAGCCACTCGAGATCTTGCTGAACCCCACTGGCGTAGTTGGTCGAACGAACCTGGGACAGATCTTGGAGACGGCTGCAGGTAAGATCGCAGAAAAGACGGGCAAGCCTTACGTCATCAAGAACTTCTCCCCCAATGCCGACCTACATGAAAAGGTCACAGCAGATCTCAAGGCCCATGGGCTGAGTGACAAGGAAGAGGTTGTTGATCCCACGACTGGGAAGAGCTACGGGGATGTGACAGTCGGCCCCCAGCACATCATCAAGCTCAAGCACCAGGTCGAGAAGAAAATGATTGCTCGTGCCGGTGGACCAGGATACGCCTACGACGCGAACCTGGTCCCCCGTGGGGGCGGTCCGCATGGCGCGCAAGCTCTGGGCCAGCTTGGCCTCTACTCAATGCTGGCTCACGGGGCTAAAGCGAACCTGCGGGAGATGCAGACGGTCAAAAGTGATGCTGCCCAGGGTGATGCCTTCTGGTCCGCCCTCCAGGCCGGCGAGCCCCTCCCAGCCCCACGCCCGACGTTCGCCTACAACAAGTTCATGGCGTACCTGAATACGCTGGGTGTGAACGTCAAGAAGAATGGCAACAACCTTCAGCTCATCCCCTTCACCGACAAGCAGGTAGAGGAGATGAGCAATGGCCAGATCAAAGATCCTGGTCGCTGGGTTCGCGCGAAAGACCTGAAGGAGGAGAAGGACGGCCTGTTCGATCCGAAGATCACGGGTGGAAACGGCGGGACGAAGTGGTCTCACATCCGCCTGCCCGAACTGTACCCCAATCCTCTGTTCGAGAGAGCAGTGCAGTCCCTCACTGGGCTGAACGGGAAACAGTACGACGACATCATCGCCGGTCGGGCAGCTATTGATCCCAAGACGGGGAAGCTGAGCAACAACACAGACGATCATCTCACGGGAGGGGTAGCCTTCGAGCATCTCCTGAAGAAGATTGACCCCAAGGCGGAACTCGAGGACGCCAAGAAGAAGCTGGCGAACCCGAACTTGAAGGGCAACCGGCTGGACAGCGCGAACAAGAAGGTTCGTTACCTGACCGCGCTGACCGAGGCTGGCTTGCATCCCAAGGACGCCTACCTGATGCGGAACGTGCCGGTGATCCCACCGATCATGCGGCCTGTTTCACAGCGGCCGGATGGAGATCTCAACTTCGATGACCTCAACCAGATGTACAAGTTCATCGGGATCTCCGCTAACAAGCTCGAGCAGCTCTCCCCATTGATGCCGCCGAGCGAGAAGCACGAGCTCAGAGCCGAGGTTTACGACCATCTGAAGTCCCTCACGGGCATTGGGGGCTACGCCAACAGGGACTTCCGTGGTGTGCTGGACATCCTCCAGGGCAAGCGCCCGGAGAAGGAGGGCGGTAAGGGGACGGGGGAGAAGATCGGCAGTCCGAAGGAAGGTTTCTTCCAGAAGAAACTCACTCAGCGGAAGCAAGACCTCTCCATGCGGTCCACGATCGTACCGGAACCCTCACTAGGATTGGATGAGCTGGGGATCCCTCGCGCGGCCGCGCTGGAGCTCTACAAGCCATTCGTGATTCGAGAATTGCGGGGTCTCACCGGCATCTCCCCGCTGGCTGCACAGAAGCAGGTGAAGGAAGGGGGCCCACTGGTG